GGGTCCTCTGTCGTTTCGTGAGGACTCCTTCAAGCCCGTACACATGAGGGTCGGTTTTCTCCCCCGGCCCCCCACAGCCACTAGTGCTTCGCAGGTTGGTCCTAATCCACTCCAACCTGTCTATTGGCACCACCCAAGCGCTGGTGCCGCCGTCGAAAGCCTTAAGAAAGCTGAGACGGTAAAAGTGGATCCGGGCATCAGGAGATTGTCCGAGGCACCGGCTGGTGCCAGACTGAGGCAACGCACGCGCTGGGTTCTGTCGTTGAACCCAGACAAGCAAGATCGTTGGCTAGGGTCGTTACTCCGAGGACGGTGGACACCAGACCTCTCCAAAGAGTACGCCCCGGCTGCGGCGAGATTGTTTGTAGCTGCGCGCGGAGGCTCGGTGAAGTTCCTGGGCGGGGGAACTCTTAAGAAAACCGTCGGTGAAGGGTCAGAGCGTAGGACTCTGGAGCTGGCGTACGTTAATGCGGTGTCTGGGGACACCTGTTATCGCCTGTATCCGGAGCTCTTGGCCCGATTAGCCTCTTACGCCACTTACCGAAAGCGGTCGTCCGTGCTTGTCACAGCATTACGGACGAGGGCGCTTGAGTGGGCGAAGAAGCAAGGTTTCACCGCAGAGGAGACAGCAGAGATGCTGGCCCCTACTGTGGCGTTGGCCTATCTCCCAAGTGCACAGGAGATCGCAGGCCAAGATATCTTGCGTGAGGCTAGCACCGACGGCTCCCTGCCCGAGGCACGCGGTTGGTGGGCTTCCGACCTTTAGGACGGCCAGGTTTGTCTGTATGGTGTCTGCAAGGGTGTACCCCAGTTGCCCTTGCGCCAAGGCGCCATCCTGGAGTACAAACAAGAACTTGGCTGTGATCCTAAGCGTCGGAGGCGGATGTACACTGCATGCGCTTTGTCAATAGAAGGGTGTTGGGCCCCTTCAGTGCATGCAAACTGTAACCACAACGAGGTCGCTGCCCTACTAAAGCGGTCTCTGGCTCCCACCCCCATGGCCGATCCATCATGTCGCGTCCCAGTGCTGAGCGTTTTCAGAAAACTACGGGCACTAGCGAAGAGATGGGGCGGCTCAAGATGGAGCTACCTGGAAACGGCGCAATCTTATACTGGGGCTTTGCGTCGTAGGTACGTTGATGCAGAAAAGTCGTTGCGAGTCGACGGTCCCGTTAGCTATCGGGATGCCTTGTTGGGCGCTTTTCTAAAAGCGGAGAAGTTTGGGTACAAAAAGTATGGGAAACCTAGGATGATATTTCCGAGAAGTCCTAGGTACAATTTGGCCCTTGCTTCTTTTCTGAAGCCTTTTGAACATTGGCTGTGGGGTTATTTAACCTCCCGGAGGCTTTTCAACGGACCGAATACCAGGGTTGTGGCCAAAGGCCTGAACATGACGGCGCGGGCGGGACTGATTGCGAAGAAGTTTAAGTCCCTGGACAATTGCGTCGTGTTTGAAGTGGACGGTAGTGCCTTTGAGGCGCACGTGGATG